TAGTTTTATTGATACTGGATTGAATAAAACGGTCCATTATTTGTTCTTGTCCATTTTCTGTATCAATATATAATACTGACTTCTTCATTCTGAGATAACCTCTTGCAAGGTTTACCATGAAAAATGTTTTCTTTGCTTTGGGTTTATCCAATATCACATTAACCGAATGCTCTGGATAACCTCCTGCATTAGTTAGTTCATTCAACTGCCTAAATGGGCAAGGTATAACTGAGGGCTCTGATTGCCTTCTAAATTGTCTCTCGGTAATATCCCGAATCATGTATAAGGGTTCATCCTCTTTCTTAGGTTTACTTTTCTGAAGTACCTTTTCAATTTTCCTTGAGTATTCTTCATATTGTTCGAAGTTATCCAAATCGAAGGAATCATTTAAGTTCTTCATCTCAACATAAGTAGAGAACTGATATATCTTTTCTTTTATGTAATCAGAATCCGATAGGGGTATATGATAGAGATTACTTATTAGTTTATTGATATTGGGTATATCGTCTTTAGTTACCAAATCCACATAGGTTTTAGATTCTAGTAACTCTTTTAATACTTCCTTTAAGATATTCTCGGAGGGCATTCTGCCTTGCTTCTTAAAATATTTTGATATACCCTCGAAGATAAGGGAGTGTTCTATGAGAACCAGGTAATTGGATTTAATCCTTTTGAGTACTAATCCTCCTTCCTTATCTTTTAAAACAAACCTGAGTATCTCGAACTGAAACTCAGGAGAAAAACTGAACTTGATGTTGTCTTTAAATTTCTTCATATCTATATTGCAATATTATATAAACTAATAGATTTTGATAGTACCGAGATAGTTCTAAGTATGTTGACATCTATCTAGAAACTACTAATCCACTACCTTAAGCTCCCGAATATTTAATATTATTATTTTATATAAGAAAAAATACTTATATTTGCATAACGAATATTTAAAAACATGGGAAAAAGTAAAGGAAATAACGGTTCAGAGCTTCATCGATTAAAACCTATGCAAGAATATGATGAAGCTACTTTCAACAGACTTTATAAAGTCTGTAAACCAGTAATTAGAAACCTTACCAGACAGATTGATTATAAACGGTTTAATCTTACACCGGATATTATCCAATCTTATTTCTGGGATAAGATGTTATTTGTTTTCAACAAATACTATGGTGAATGTACTGAAGAACATCTTAAAGCAAGAATCCTTGCATCACTTAGTACATTCAAAAACAAATTGCTTCGTTCTGCATACGGAGAACAAGCAGAGTATAATCAAAGCCTCTTTAAACTCGATGACTTATTCGATAATGATAAAGAATTAGAGGATGATACCGAAGAAGAGAAAGCTAAATCAGAAATGCTTGATATGATGTATACTTATATGAAGGATAAGCTTTCTCCAGATGCCTATCTTTTGTTTGAGGTATTAATTACTCCTCCCCCTTTTATCAAGGAAAGGCTTGAAAATAGTACTCGAATAACTAATATAATGCTTATCGAATTTTTCGAAATGCCTAAGACTAATGAATCTATGAGATATATATCAGAACTTAGACAAGATATACAATATTGGGAAGACCGAGCTAAAGAAGAACTTAAGTATTAACACAAAAGAAAAGGGGCGTTTCCCAACGTCCCTCTCCCAATTAATTTTTACTACGCAAAACACAGATTGAAAACAAATGTTTACTCTTAAACAATACAAATAATACACATGAGTTTTAATACTACTAAATAACTAATAACAACTTTATGATGATATTTTTTGGATATATCGTAATGTAATAGTCGGTGGCAATTTTTCAATATCCAAAGTTTCTACCGAAGTTTCTTGTAAGAAAGATTCCCCTAATAGGTTCCAGCTTACTACGATAGCACCATCTTGAATACCCTTGGTAGGAGTTCCTCTACCGAAATCTCCATTCAATCCCGTCTCCCTATTAAAGAAAGATTGAGGACGAACATTCTCCCAGTTATTGGCATCATCTTGTTTACCTTTAGATACACCAAGAGCATGCCTATGCTTAGGAAGGTCATCACCTTTAATAGAGATTAAGAAATTACCCTTAGTTGGTGTATAGTAATCTCCAACATTCTGTAACATTACTTCATCCCCAATTTGAACACCTCCAGCTTGGTAACCAATAACTATTCTACCAGCTGCCTTAGTATATTCTGCCCAACCATTGGGTATTACATCGGTTTCCCAAAGAATAATAGAACCGATTGGTAAGTTAGCAGTACTCAGAGATTCAGAGAATTCTTTTCTGATAGCCTCAATTTGACTATCAATGTATTGCTTGATATTTAACTTAGTACCCGATTCATCTACTACTGGAAAGCCTGAATTTATCTGTTCTACTCTTTTCACTGATTCTTTCATCATACTCTGGGCAGCAGTAGTATAAGGGATTTCTTGGAACTTACCCTGATAGGGTACTATAGCAAAGTTCTCATTTCGTTTAGTCATTGCATCAGTACCCTTACCATATACTCCGATAAGAACAACGGAAGTTTTATTATTAGAGTAATAAGGGCAAGCACTCTCTACCATCTCTAGAAGATTGCTATAGGTCATATCGTAATTAGAATATACATCATTATTAATGATATCCGGTGTACGATTCTCTTCGGCAATCGGATAATAAATATCCAGAGACTTTTTAAACAAGGTGTAAAAGCTTTCGGAAGATTCATTCCAATAAGCTACGAAGTCTACGGGGTTATCTACAGGTTCGGAGATAGTAGTGTGTACTGCAAAGAGTAATACTTCTTCTGTTGAACCTTGGGTACCTTGGATGTTCTCAATAGTAATCGTTTGTTCATCGGATATAAATACATACCCATCTCTTGAAATACACCCAAAGTTTACATCTGGCAATTCCCCATCTTCTGAAGCCTTTGCCATATACCTTGCCATAATCCTATCCTTGATTACATTGGTATACTTACTTCCAGCAACTCCCTGAGGAGATACTACTAATTTGTTACCATTTATGGTAGCCGAGCCAAATCCACAGAATGGCCCTAAACCAGAAGGAGCAGCAATTGCCTCTGCTGCTTCCTTTGATTTAATAATACCTTCATACTTAAAGTACGTCTTCATTGTCCTTAGTATTTTTAAATTGATTCTTTTGTTCTGACATATCCTTAAATGCTTCACCTACATCCTTGAACTTGAGGGTTAACAATTTAAAGAGTATTCTCCATATACTGTACCGTTTCTTAATACCATGTATTTCACAGATGTGTCCATATATACTATCTACTTCGAAACAGTAGCATATTACCATAATCGTTATTGATACCACTATTGGGTTCATCCCATAGGGTTCCCCAATAGCTTTACCAAGTACAGCACCAAGTAGAACATAACAGATATAATCTACTATTTTGTTTAGAGTTCTTCTTCCAGCTCTAGATTTTCGAATTTCGATTTTCTGTAACCTACTTGCCGATAACCCAAACCATAAATCTGATAGGATTAGAATTATTGCAAGAATTATCATCCATCTCAAATTATACAAGATTTGTGTACACTCTCCCAATATACCCACAGTGAATGTCTTGAATAAAGACTGAGTTGTGGTCTCTGTTATTCTATCGATTGTTGAATTTATCATTGTTCTACTATTTGCCAAGATTGATTACTGTAAGTTGTAATGGTAAAGGTTTTCTCTGAGAGGTCATCATGTTCCCATTCTAACTTTTGAGGACTAACGCTTAAGAGGTCTGCATCTACTACGGTGAACTTAGTTCTCTTTGAAGTATCTACGACAGATTCAAAGATATATTCACCAGCTTGGGCAGTAACGAATTCATACCCAGCACCACCTGCATCATAAGTAGTTACTTTACCAACTTCCCTTATTCGACTATCGAAGTCTGGTTTATTAGAAGTACACTTGATTAAAGTAGATACCTGTTTAACATTCCCCTTTAATTCTGCATAAGTGGGAGTACAAGAAATCTCGATGATTGTAGGATAATCTTCCAATATTACTTGGCATCTTAAAGAAGAACCATCATCCGCTACAAAGGTATAAGTCCCCGCCTTGGTAAGAGTAATCTCTTCATCAAGGTTATAGGTTTCCCCATTCTCATCACAGGTAGCAGTACCACTTACATTGACCCCATTTTTCATTTCCTCAAGATGGAACTTACAAGCAGACTTCTCATCCAATAGTTGGTATACTGCATAAGTATCATCTATCTGGTCTTCTGGTAATGCCCAGTTGGGTTCTTTCCAATGACTGTCGGTAGCATCTGAAGGAACTATCTTTAATTTATTCTGATATACTACTGGAGAGTTATTAACTACCAGAGTAGCCTTAGCAGTAGGATAAGCTACTGACTGGAAGGTATAAGTCCCTGCCCTATTTGCAGTATATACATAACCATTCTGAGCATTAAAGGTTTCCCCAGTTTCAATTACCCTTACTCTGTAATCATCCCCATTACCAGAAATACGTTGTATCTTTACTGTAGCTTTTGCAGAGCCATTGAATAATGTGACTGTTGGTGGGCTAACAGTAATTCGATATACTGCAGTCTTACCAGATACTACTTCGAATATACCTACACCTTCATCGGTTTCCCTTTTATCCAGTGTACATTTAAACTTATAAGTACCATAACTATTAGCAGTAAACTTATCACCGTTCTTAAACAACTTAGTATCACCAATTAGCCTACAATATAGTTCACCAGTAAATGATTCTGGGTAATTCGATTCGATGGTAAGAGTGGTAGTAGCATCCTTGATACTTTGCTTATCCCCAACTCTAAATTCAGAAGGTGTACATCTTACCTTATATGTAATCTCTTCTCGAGTTACAACAAAGGAAGTTTGCTTTACTGGGAACTCTACAATCTCAAAGATGTAGGTACCAGGCTCTGAAAATTCCCAAGTTGAGCCAGAGACTTTCACTATATCAGTACCGGATAATCGTACATTACAGGTTTTCACGGTACCCTTATAGGATACGTTTGCCCTTACTACTGTACTTACTTTTAGGTTAGTAGGAGTTATCTTTCCAGTAATAGGGTCACAAGTAATAGAATATACTCGATTATAAGATTCTTGATTAACCGTGATTTGAGTTACCTTAGTAGGGTCTCCCACACTTCTAAAATAATAAGTACCTGCTCTGGGTATATTAAAAATGGAACCACTTTCGTGTTTAGTGTAACCCCAATTTATATTATCACTGGATATCTGATATCTTAGGTCGGCATTTATCCAATCTGAAGTTACAGTTACCTTTACCGGTACTTCATATACCTCTGAAGTAATAAGATTGGGTTGGTCTGGATTTACTAACTCAGCTTTAATTGTATACTCATCATTTACGGTAAACCCATATTGAATATCGAAAGATACATGATAGGGTATGAATCTTTTAAAGAAAGCCTCTACGGCTTCTCTAAATTTTCTGAAAGCTACCGAGTTCGAAGTATATCCATGACCGGTAAGTCTAAAGGTTACCGGTATACATTGAGAACAATCGAAAGTATTATCATAGGTATACTTATCGTCATAATGGTAATACTGGTCAAAGTGCGGATTACCTTTTACCCAACCATCATAACTATCAGCCTTTGCAGGGTCAGTTACTACGCAGGTTAACCCATACAGCCTCATCATTATTTCGAAGAACTCAGAGGTACCTCTTATTTTAAAAAGAGATATCGAATACTTCAGGATGTTTCTTACTTGAGTACTGGTTAAAGTAAAGGGTCCCTCCTTTGGTATTATCCAAAGCTTAGATAACTCTTGGAGTTTATCATCGGAGTAGAACCCATTAAAGTACTCTGCCCATTTCTGTGCATCTATAGTGTTCCCATAAGCAAAGGGCATTTCTCCGAGGAATTGCCAAAGGAAATTGAGATACATATCCGGAGCCTTATCTATATCGATAATGTCCAAGATATTCTCAATATCCTTTGTAATGTAATCTTCAAAATGCTCTCCACAAATTTCTAGAAACCTCTCTAAGATGCCTTTGCCATTTACCTTATATGTATCTTGAGCTTTATACTCGAATGGCAAAAAGTCGATTAGATTTTTGAGGTTTATCATTATACAATTTCTTTTACGGTTAAAGTCAATTGTGAAGCATTTTCGAATACTGGTAAATTAAAACCGGGGTCTTCATAGTCATGGTTAGGTTCTGATACCGTAATAGAATATCTGTAACCAGACTGATAATTATTGTTCTGAATATCCAAAGAGAAGTCAAAACCATTAGCCTTATCTATAATCTGGATAGAGCTACCAACTGAGCCAGTAGTTACATAACCATTCAATACCGAACGTACTGTAAAGGTAGTTGAGGAATTGAAGGTTATGTAGTAGGTCATAGAACCCTTTGCCTTGTTTAATTTAAACTGGCCCAGGTTCAATTCTTTATTACCATAGATGGTAGTAGGCCAAGGTTTAATATAGAATTTAGTAAGGTGAAGGTAATCTACTGTTGATAAGTTATCTATTAAGGCATAGATATCTGATAACCTTACGCTTCCACCTATCTGAGCTTGCTCTGGAGAATAGGCATTGTATAATGCTGTAAGAATTTGAGTTTGTATCTCTGCAGTCTTATAAGACTTCTTACCGGTAACATCCATCTCTAGAATAATCTGAACCTTGCCTGCAGATTTAACCTTCAACCAAGTAGTCATAGGAGCTCTTTGAGATAATAGATTGTATACCCTATTGATTAATTCAGAAGAAGCAACAGCTCCACCATCAGGACTGATATATACTGTAAGCTTTCTACCACATTCATAATCGGCTTTAGCTTTGTTTACCCCATCAACCAACATAGCCAAACTTTCGAAATCCTCTTTGGTAATTGCTACTCCCAAAGTCTTTACACTCAAAGGTATATGTTCCTTAAGCATTATAAAGTTCTCATAGTTTGAACCACCTCCAGCATCATAAGCATTACTTACTGTAGCATCAGTAATTGAAGAAGAGATTATTGAGGGTACAGAAGTAATGGTATTACTCTTTACATTACCTTGAGTACCATTGGTTAAGTAGAATACCACATTGGTTATTTTTGCTCCTGCTGCAGGCTTCTTACCAAAGGTACCATCTCCAAACATTATATAAGGATTGAGTGACTCATCTACTGAAACCATGAAATGCTTATCTGTGGGTTTGGATTTTGCAAATGTATCTACTAATACCCAAGTTTCCCCACCTATCTGTAATGACATAGAGCCTTGTTCATAATACTTACCATTGGGTAGAGTACCAAGATGAATTATAACTCTATCTCCAGTGGGTATTACCATATTATTGAGAGCGCTTGCAGTATACTTCTCATGTTGTATAATGGGTACTTTACAAGTGGTTACATTTGAATACCAAGTTACGTCTCTGGCAGATAACCAAGAATTACCACTAGAATCTGTAAATAAAGTTCCTTGAGGTATAGTTAATTTAGCTCCGATAGAATTACCAGTAATACTTCTGGATAAGATTACATCTACTGTAGCAGCAATTGCTGCTCGAGCATGGTAATCTACCAAAGCCCCATGTTTAACTACCGAATCATACCTCCTTGCAGTAGATAGGAAAGTTTCCCTTGCCATGTTATCTACGTAGTAATGAAGTACTTCGGCAATTGCCGCAAACAATGAGAGGATGATAATTAAGATGTTCCCCTCCGAATAATCCGTTATGAGTTTCTGACCTTGAGGGTCTTTGAGTCCCATAAGGGATTCAACCAGCTTGGCCTTAATCTGTTGATAAGACCTCTGGTATGGGTTAAGCCATTTATTTGTGATTCCCATATTATTGTGTATTTAATGAATTATCCGACCGGTCATAGGTGATATCGAGGTACTGACTAGAATTTGTTCCATTTACTACATAGGTTACTTCTATGTGTATTTTTGCATCAACTCTAGTAACTGTGATATTTTGGAAGGTTATCCTTTGTTCCCAAGCACCTATGGCTTGTTTTAAAAACTCTTTAATTATAAAACTCAGGGCTTGTGAGTTTGGTTCCTCAATACATTGCCATAGTTTACTACCAAAGTTTTCCTGTCGAAATCTCTGGCCTATCATGTAATATAATATCGAACTTATATTATCTCTGATAAGTTTAAAATCCCCATTTACTGGGTACCAACCCCTTTCACCCTTTTCATTAGTTGTAAGTTGGATAGGATAAGTTACACCTATACCAACTAAGTCTGTAAAGTAATTCTTTTCCATTAGTGTATGCAGGTTTTATCCTCATAATCGTCTACAACGAATTGTGAGAAAGGTTTAGTTACTTGAGTTACTGTAGGACCTGAAGAACCTGGTCCAGTAGTTACACCTGAGTGTACATGAGAATTGAACATACTGCGAAGTTGTTCTAGCTCTTGGATAGTTTGATTTAGTTTTTCTGTTAGTTGAGCAATATTGATTAACCCCTGATTTTCTCCGGTATTTAATATAAGGGTATCACCTGAAGATACATTGATATCCTTATTAGCTGATACCACTACATTAGATTCAGAATAAACTGAGATATCTCCATTAAAATAAAGATTTAGTTTCCCATTATTATCGTCTATTACAATGAGATTACCTTCTGGAGTAACTATCCCCATCTTATTTGGGCCATCCAAAGGTTGGGGTACTTGATTCATACTCCAACCATGGTATTCCCATAAGGGTTTAGTAGGATCACCAAATTCAAAAGTAATGAATACTATATCTCCTACCTTAGGGGCTAAGAACTTAAATCCACTACTTATTGAACCATGTTGTCCTTTCGGTAAAGCCCAAGCAAAGGTACCTCCCATTACTTCTGGTATACATACTTTTACCCTATTCATCTTCTTTTCGGTATCATTATTATCAACAACTATCCCCCGATAAATAGAGTAATACCTTCCAAGACCCTCTAATCCTTCTTCTGTTATTATTTTTGCAGTTTCATAGCCCATAATTACCTCACTTCCTTATTCTTAATATATTCCTTGAATCTCTTTATGGCTACTTCCATATAATCGAATTTAACCCAATAATCATCGGGTACTTGAATATCCTTAATGGTTATTTTTCCGGGTATTACCTTACCCGAAGAAGTAGTTAAACTACCAGAACTTACAGCTATACCTTCGGCTTTCTCGATTGGAGTCTTAGCCAACACCTCTGTATAATAAGCCTTCTTCCGAGCCATTTCATCCCTACGTTTAACATCTAATACATTTCCTTCCTTATCCATAATACCAGATTCAATGAAATAGGCAACCTCATTATAAGTCCAACTCAAATCTAATTCATTGATATTACTTAAAGCCTTCTTATCTTTACCCTTAGAAGTTATAGCATTAGCTTTAGCATCATTAGCTACAACGGTTTGAGTAGACAAACCAGTTTTAGAAGTAGTAGAACCAGCTCTACTTGAGTTCTTCACTAGCTCTAAATTAGTTACATATCCCTGACCTGCGTCCATAGAGTGGGTACATTGTTTTATATACCAAGGACCAGACCACCGTTTACCAACATTCTCCAAGATTAATACCTGAGAAGAAGCTAGTAATGGTCTTCCAACAACTTGCATCTGACAAACTAGTTTACTCTCAGTATACTTTAAACCTCCATTAGCATTAGCATTAGCTGCCCATGCCCACTTATCTATTCCACCGTATCTACTGAATAGATTATGGTAAAGTTTGTACAGGGGTATTTCAACATTAGCCTTTTTCCAATGTTGGACTTTTACTGTAACACTGAAGACACCAAGACTTTGGTTTAATGGGCTTTTATATTTGATAACTGGAGTGTCATCAATCACCGCAGTATAGGGACCTTTCTTTAATGCGGATATACCTCGATAAACACTTTCTTCGTCTTCTAGTCCCCAAGCATTAGCTCCACCCTTAGGGGTATGCTCTGGGTCAAAGTCTCTTGGGTCCAGGTCTTCTATGACCATGTATTCCATTTGTTCTTTGCCCTCAAAAAGGTATCTTTCGTTCTTGAGGATATTGTATAGATCTTCATCTAATGTCTTACCATTAACCACATTCTTAAGAGCTGCATTTAAAGCTGCCCGTCTATCAGCAGGAAATTCTTCCCTTTGAATGGTTTTGTTTATGATACTTCTTACCTGGTCTGTACTAAGTTCATTAAGGAATTTTTCCTTACCTTGTCTATATGCTTCGGCGGGATTAGAAGCAGAATATTCGGCTACATCCTGATTCCATTTATCATTCAATTGTTTCCTAGCTTCAAATGAAGCTCTTAAGTTAGGGTCAGTCTTTAGGGTATGATTTAACCTCATCTGCCTGATAGTAGGTATATCTTGGGGATTATTCTCTGCTCCATATTTACCTATTGAGGTTTTCCAATTATTATAATAGACCCCATTATTCTCATTAGCTACTATCTCGGGTAATTTTTCAGTATCATCAATCCCAGTACTTAATACTTCTAAATCTTTACTCTCTGGATTAATAGCGGGAGATAGTGTAGCCTTAACTCTCTTAGTTACTTTTTGAGTAGAAAATTGAACACTAAGTACTTCCCCATTCTCTCCCTGATAAGTATAAACAGTTACTGGTTCTTCATGAAATTTCCTATTATGTATATAAATAACATTATCTCTTGAATCTATATACCAAGGGCCATTAGTATAACCTCTCATCTTTTGTTCTAATTGAACTAAGATATTCTTGCCAACTAATCCGAAGTCACTATTGATTAGGGCCTTCAAATCTTCTGGCATAGCCACTTCTGCTACTCCACTGTACCTATTAGCATAAAGCACCTTTCCAGTAGTAGTACGAGTATTCTCTGTAGGTACCTGTAGTGACTCATATACTTTATTACTTATTATTCGTTGTTCCATTACTGAAAGATTTCTATGATTACACCTACACCATTATCACAACCACCATCTAAATAGGAAGATAAACTATTCTCTGAAGCTTCAGAGAAATTATATGGTGGCTGATATCTTAAATCACCAATAGAGTCTATACACTTGATAGTTACATGGGTACCAGTAGAATCAAACTTTGCCTCAAAATCCCTGACCTTGATAGTTTTAATTGGACCCGATACAAATTGACCGTCTGGGTATATGTATCCCCACTGTAAGCATATCACATTACCTTCTTGTAAAGCCTCTATGTCCACAGTATCGGGATCTCCAGTATCAAATGTAATTGTAGCAAGATTTTCTTTTTCTTCATCATACCTATAATTCCAGGTACTAATATAAGCTCCAAGAGGTATACCAGTAATGGGATTCATTATCGGCATACCTCTAAAATCGAATAGAGCCAAGTATGGTTGGCCCATTCCGTTATATAATATGGGTTTTTGTTTAGCTGCCATAAGCGGGGATTCTTATAAGTGTTCCACTTTCTACCTCTTTAAAAGGGTTTAGTATACCATTAGCTTCTGCAATAAGATACCATTTACCTGAATCCCCATAGTATTTATAGGCTATATTCTGTAAAGTCTCTCCATCCTTAATGGTATGTTGAATATCATTTGAGGATGAAGGTACAGAAACTACTGGAGTTTCTAAAGAGTAATCTCCATCTCCGTAATTTAGAGCATAGGCATTATTATAAGGGCTAGCTCCCGTCAGATATTGGTTAATATCAATCATATTTAATACCTCCCGTCTTTTTAAGTGAATCCGAATTTATAAAATCTCCATAGGATAGATTATATGCACTTACTCTCTTGAAAATCAATTCTTGAGTTGCTGCTGCAGGCAATAACCTACCATTACCAAAAGTAGCTGGCTTTCCAGGTACCCTTATTCTATAACCGTTCTGAAAGTTCTTCAGAGTATAAGTTGCTGAAGTAAGAATGTAATAATGGTTATCAAAGATACCAGAATCCCCCCATTCTATCTTAACAATAGGAGGAGCTGATTGATAACCATTAGCCTTAGTCCAGGCCTCTAATAATCTACACTTATTGATTACCTCCTCAGGATTTTCTGGGTCATTACAGTACCAAGATACGTTGAATTGAATAATATCCTCAGCACCAGTAAAATGATACATTGGTACATTACGTCCCATTGATTTAATGGTTGCCCATGTGGTTTCTCCTCGGAAGTCTAATTCCGGAGGTCTATTCTGTAAGGTAATGTATTGAGTGGGGTTAACAGTCATATTATATATCCTTACCTCATTCTGATATATAACCTCTGCTTTAGCCTCGAAGTTTCTGTAATTAGTAGTATTCTTATTTCCCTTTGCTGGGTCTACTCCTTCGCCTTCTTCTAATCTTGGAAATTGTAATTCCATTCTCCATTTAGCCTGGAGCTGTTTGTTTAGGATTGGGTTCTTGGATGATATCTGAGCTTCTCCTATTACCCCATTAGGGTCATAGAGTTTACCCTTTTGAGCATCATCTTTTGGAAGAGTAGAAATAGTTCGATTAAGTAATATCCGAGCTCTCCATAGTTTATTTAAGGGACCCGTAAGAACACCTGCTGTATCTCTTGTAAGGTCATTGTATTTTTCAACAATCTTACCTGCTGCTTTATTTAATACTCTAGCCATAGTGTTTTTAATTTTATAATCCTAATGCTACACCAGTATAATCTTGCTGAGAACCCAAAGAATAATCTCCCAATATCTCACCATCTACACTGATATTAATCTTACCGTCTTTTAAGCCATCTCTAATAGCTGCTCTCATTGCATTCAGAAACCTTTCTTCATTCTGAGCCCTGATTGCAGAGGGGTCTTCTTTATTCTGAGCTTCTGTATTTCTATCTACTGATTTAATAAGACTACTTCCTACCTCTATTAATAGTGGAAGACCTACGGTAATTGCTAATCCCCAGGGTCCACCAAGTAATCCCATAAGTCTACCACCGAGGGATGCTAAACCCTTTATAGCACCTTGCCTAGCCACTTGACTACCAACTTGGGCACCTGCTCCAGCTAAAGCCCCTCCAGCTAAATTACCCGCCATAGTAGTTGCTAATGGTACTCCAGGATTTGGTGTCTTAACATATCTTCCGGTTTTAGTGTTATAAAATCCACCAGCAGAATTCATACCAATACCGCTTGACATCATTTGGAGTTGAACCATGGTTCTCATAAGGTTAACCATCCTTACCATGTGTGCTTCCATAATGGCAAACTGAGTATTAGTTTTTATTGCTGCAGCAGACATACCTTCAGTAGAAGCAGTAGCAATAGTTTGTAAATACCCAACAGACCTAATAATACCTCTTACAGTATTAAACCCTGCAACTATAGTACCCACTACTACTGCAGTAGCTCCTATCCTAAGACCAAAACCTCCAACCCAAGTTTCTGAGATAGAATTAATTACTTTGATTATAGAATTACCCACATTTAGTACTGGGGTAAAGATTCTACCCAAAGCCGCACCTGCCGTAACGGTTAAGTTCTCTATACTTGATTCGAATTGGTCGATTACACCTGCATCGGTTTTAAGACGTTCTTCATTGAGTCGGTTTACTGCTCCCATGTTTTGGTCATAGGTAGCAAGTATCTTACCCATCTTATCTCTACCAGAAGCAATATCTCGAAGTACTGGAAGCATACCACGATTACCTCGAACTCCAAAGATATTGAAGAAAGTTGGTGTTTCAATTCGTGAAGGTAAATCTACTGCTGCCTTAGCAAACTTCTGATAGATAGTGTAAAGGTCTATAAGGTTACCTTGAGCATCGAAGAATTCATCTGGACTTAAGCCCAGGTCTGCTAAAGCGTTATAGCCTTTCTTTTTTTGATTAACAAGGGATAGTTGTAAGTAACGAATCATATTGGCCAGTGAGGTACCTGCCATAGAACCTTGTATACCCATATCCCCCAATACACCAATAGCAGCAGCCGTTTGCCGAAGGTCTACTCCAGCAGTTGCCATATCTGCTCCTGCATAAGATATGGACTGGGCTAAGTCTGTTAAAGATATATTTGCATTAGTAACTGCAGTATATAAATCATCTGTTACTCTAGCGGCTTCTCCCATTGGGATTTGGTACATTGACATGATATTAGTCATCAAGTCAGCTACACCACCTTTCTGTCCCACTGGCATTGTAAAGATTGAAGCCAGCTTAGATGCTGGCCCAATCATTTCTTTAATAGCATCGAATTTATTACCCGCCATAGCCAGGTATCTTTGTCCTGATGCAACATCCGAAGCAGTAAGAGGAGTTATCTCATTGACATCTTTTGCCAATTGTAACATTTCTCTTTGTTCTGCAATGGTAGCACCAGCAATTTTCGAAGCAGTCCAAACTTCATTCTGAACACCCGCAGAGTATTTATAGGCCCTTGCCATTCCCCCTACGAGCTGCATTCCGAAGTCCATTGTATTGGAAGCTGACATCTGTATACCTCTATTCCAGGTATTCATATCATTCATCATTGTTCTGAATGACCCAGATATCTTGCCAGCCTCTTGAGAGAATCGGTCTTTTAAAACCATGGCAACACCGACCTCTACTATACTCCTACTGGTATTCATAATTTACTTTCTTTTCTTTAATTGTTTATAATATTGCTCGGCCATTTCCTTGAATATTTTCCTTATTCGGTACGGAAGACGTAAAAAGCCGAAATAGTCTAAGGCTATCTCGGCTCTGGTGATATAAACAAAATCACTCTCTAACATTACTCTTCCGTCAGGTAGAAAAAATTCGGTGCCCAAACTATAGGATAAGTTCTTTCTTCTCCGGTGGTTGGATTAGTGATATGGGATTCACCTTTGAAGATAGGGTCCATAGATAAGATATGCTTTCTCATCTCAGCCATATCCTTTGCAGTAAACGGAGTAAAGTTTTCTACCTTCTCCCAACTACCATCAACCTCTAAGTGAAGATTACGGCAAAGAAGAGGAGCATTCTTAGTTTGTTTATCCAAAGGCAACTTCATGAACTCTTGTTCTCCCTTACCTGTCATACAATCGAATTTAATTCTCTTGCCAGATGAAAGAGTGTATTCATGGTCTACCAATCTAACTCCCTCTGGATAATAAGGGATAGCATCTGGCTTCTGATTTAAATCCTCTACAGTTGGAGTAGTACCGTAATCGAAAAGGAACTCATGAAGGTCTTGGCCATAAGTAATCTTACCACCATTCTCTTTGCCCCAATCATATTCGAATTCTACTTCCTCTCCCAAAGAGAAGATACGAGAATTGAAGATAATAGCATAACGGTCATTGACTGGTAAGTTAAGGGCATCATCTACGGTTAATTTCCCATTAGGGGTAGCAGTAGTTCTAATTACAATTGCTGCAATGAACTTGGTAAGGTTCATCAAAGTCTTCATGTCTGAAAGGTTACTGAGAATATCTTCATCAGCACCATTCTGTTCTCTGATTTCATATTCGAAACCAGAAGGTCCGGTAAATCTAAATGTTCTAAATTCCATAATTTGATATATTTAATGTTTACAAATGTTCATAGTACTCCGTATAACAACAAGAAAGGGGTGAGCTCCTATCACAGGAATCCCACCCCTCCACCGAATCTTAGTGAAAATAGACTAAGGAATTAGTATTTATCTGCAGTACCAACTGAGAACTCTATGGACTCAATGGTATTCTCTGAAGCCATTCTGTCCAAGTCTAAGCCGGTAATCTTACATGGCCATACCTCTTCGAAGACGTGGGTATTAAGAACCGAGACTCCATCTTCGGCAAGTTCATTTACAATAGCCGTTTCCCAATATTGGCTTGGTACCAAACCTCCACCAACTATGTGGTCTTGGCAAGCATAAAGCCAATCATGAAGCCATGTGTCTGAACCTGCAGTAGTCATAAGTTTCTCTACAATAAGATTACCTATAGTAACCCTACCTGCAGTTTTAACGTCTCTATTGACGTCCCCATGAGCAACCTGGTCAATTTCAATATCTGGCAAAGTACAACTTTGGAATAGATAAGTATTGATAGGGTGTTTGGGGAACATGATGCTCCACAAGAATTTCTTCCGTGGGTTTTTTACTTTTGCTCCCATTGTGTTATGAGTTTATAAGTTATTACTTGTTTCTACGATTGATACTGCCTTAGAAGCTGCATCGATTACAATCTCCATAGTTACCTCTTGCATAGGAACTACATCCTTATACTTAAGGATAGCACGGTACTTACCCTGACGAGCATCTGCTTCGTTATTAACCGAAAGGTCATCCCAAGAAGTTGCATCTTGGTCACCCATCCAGGTATACTCGGTCATAGCATCTTCGTCTACCAAAGAATCCAAGGTAGGTTTAACCTCCAACCAGATTCTCTTCCAAGTACTCCAAACGTTTGGTTCTTCGATATACTTGTTGAGTACCGGGCGAAGGAACTTCTTCAGATAGAGATTCAATCTTACAATTGAAAGGAACCTTTCAGAATCCTGTTTCACTTGAGAAGAGAAGCAATGCCATAGCATGGTTTGCTTACCTGCATCTGGAGTATCTTTGATTACCATCTCATTGATATAATTCTGAGCAAGGGTGTTCAGTTCGTTATATCGAGAAGGAGAACCATAGTTAGGGCATACTGGACCAACTGCATCCCCAATAACTCCTCGGTTCATACCTGCAAAGGATTTCCAAGGACCATATTGAGTAGCAGAGGCATCTCCCAAACCAACAATAGTACCCACTACATCGGAATCCTGAAGATTACCATTTTCGTTGTAGTACTTAAGTCCACCACCAAAGTAGGCAATGTACTTAGAGTTACCTACAGTACCAAGGCAAGTCTGTACCCAAGTAACCTGAGATTTGTAATCTCTTGCCTGAGTACCTTGAGTATAATGGGTTAAGTGTTTGGGAACTTCGATATACAGTACCCATTCCATCAGTTCTTTTGCCATATCAGCAGCAGCCTTGTATACTTTGAGTACCTCTGAATCTTGTTCCAAGTGTTGAGAGATATGTGAAATAAACAATTGGTAGAAGTCTGTGTAATCTTTTACCAAATCCAAGGAAGTAATCCATTCTTCGGCAGTTGGAGTGGAACCTGCACTACCGATAGTACCATTAAACAGTTTCTCTGTTTCGGAGGGTGCAGCATCTCCCACGGTAATAGTGATAGCATTCTTAGTACCATCAATATCATCGGTAAGCCACTTAATTAGGTTTTCAAAAGAGGAACCTGCAGTAATTACCGGCTTAATATATTCCGAGTTCTTAGCAAATGCACTAAGAGCAAGGTAATCTACCGAAGTATTATTGTTATCATCGGCAGTTTTGTAGGTTATTACTGGGCCCTGTTCAAGTACTTGCCCATTAGCCGAATAGATTTTATAATACAAGGTATTAGCTTGCTTATAAAAACCAACCTGGAAAGTATCTGCACTACCAATGGGATCTCCATATCCCTTGGTTACTAATCCAAAACTATAGGTAGTACTACCTGATTTGAAAGTAATCAGAGCAGAGGGTTTAGCTGAGTCGGGTACAGCAGAAGCAACTGAAATCCCATCTTCTGAATCTTTAGCTTTTCTTGCCGCAGCCTGAGAAGCAGTTACTGTACCTTGAGTAGCTCCTTTGCCAAGTACTCGAATAACACGAAGCTTAGAACCACCTTGCAAAGCCTTTTCGATATTTGATACAGAACCATCGGGTACAATTTCAGAACCATAGATTCTTTGGAACTGAGAGAATGTAGAGATGATTTCTGAAGGGTCATCGTATGGACCTTTAGTAGTTCTAGCCAATACACAAGAAACTCCTAACATGGGAGTAGTTTGAAGAACATTGTTGTTCTTAAACTTAAAATCAACATGAGGTGAAGTTGGCATAATTCTATTGTGATTAAAGTTAATTACTTGTTTAATTTATACCCTAGAGTATTGTACCTATACCTTAGGTACTTTTAACTCTAACATTTCATTTTCGTTTTGTTCTAACAACCCAATAAGAACTGATATATCCTTGATAGGTGTAAGAGTACCTTCTCCCAAAGCTTTTTCTGGAAGAATACCGTCTTTACATACATAGGTGTATACCTTCTCAAGTATACCATGCTCTACATCTGGATGGTCATAATAATTACCAATCTCAATGAATAGGTTTCCGGTAGGAGCAAGCCTGCCCTTTTCCCATTCCTCTAAGTCATTGAAGTATGGTCTCACGTATCCTCTAGCAGGTAAGCCGGTATATAAGATTGTATGTAGCAATCTCATATCTGCTTGTGTTTGAGAAACCAGATGTACATCTATGGTAATATCCTTAGTTTCATAAGGAAACTCTGAAGCTTGGTAATTACCATCCTCAAGTTTATCACCAATGATGTATTTATTCACACCAATATCTCCAGCATAATAACCCTGTAGTTCTATGGTTATTCTTGGGAGAGTCTTTGGGCCTTTTACTTGATTATTCCCTATACCAAAAAGTGGTATAAACTTCTTCATACCTTTGATTGCCTCTTGAAATCTTTTTTCGTTTTCTTGAGACAAAGGTAAGAAGTCTTCTGGGTTTAAGGTAAGACCCATTTCCAACATTGTACTAAGTAGAGAGATATAAAAAGTTCTTTCTACTATTTCTTCTGAGTTTACCATTAAAGTCCTAATCTAATATTTAATTGAACACTTTGATTGCCATTGTCATTAATATACCCATTATAAGTTACCTGAATACCTCCAAAACCACTCATTATGGTTTGTAAATGACCAACACAATTTAATTCACTAACCCATTGAGTAGCAATATTTGAAGGATAATCGGTAAGCCATACTTTAAAGGGTATTGGTTCAGAACCAATACCTCCGGGGAATTGACCCTCTATTGTCTTACTTATATCGGTTATCTTAAATTGTTTTATAAATTTAGCAACTTGAATATCGTTGATAAGGTAGTACTGATAACCCTTTACATTACTAATCTGAGCAGTACTAGTATTTTGACCAAGATTTGGGAATGGTATATTCGGGGTTGGTTCAAAGCCATACTTAGTAGTTCTAGTACCTGGAGATTGAGTTATATTTAAAACTATCTCAGGGTTAGGTTCTTGCTGTAAGATAATCTTAACTATAGCAGTTCTTTCCAAGGGGTCATAGTTACTGGGGTTATGTTCTTGATTAGTAGATTTAGTTTTGATAGTAAGCTTACCTGCGGCATTAGCTTCTCCAATTTCTTGGGTTACCTCTAACCAATCTGAGGAGCTTTCAACTTTCCAATCTATAGCACGATATTCATCTTGAGGCGTATTATCGATAAACTTCTGTTGGTAACTGTATACACCTATTTCTAGGGTCTCACCCCTTTTAGTACCATCGAAAGTATGGGAAGTAGTATCTGGAGTGATACTAAAATAAGTTCCCCAGGTCTCTACTATTTTAGGAGCGGCCTTTTGTACCAGAGTTACTTCCCTTTCTACACCCTGAACTACTACCTTGAGAACCTGCTCTTTTATATTATTCATGTCTTCGTTTACTGCCTTAGGCTTTACCCTAATAGTTGCAGTACCAGTTCCGGATAATGAAGATATTTCAAAGTCTGCTGCCATTTTTAACTTTCCTTATTTCTTTTCTAACTTCATTTCGTATTTCCTTTTGTAAGGCAGCTTTTCCACCAGCAGCCTTAAATGCAGGATTCCAAAGAGGACGAGGTGGTAAATTACCATCTCTGCTACCATACTCTAACATGATAGCTATCTGATTCAAAGTCTTTCTTGAAGTCTTACCAGTATAGGTAATCTTCTTGATTCCAATTGGTAAACCAACGAAAGTTCTATTCTTGGTCTTTACTACAGTAACGGATTTAGCATATTGACCCGTGAGTCGTAATAGAGTATGCTCCCCATATTTCTTTACAGTACCTGGAGCATGTTTTGGCCAAGAAGTATGGGTACCGGGTGGTGGAACACCCGTATTCAAACTTCGTCTTACTATACGAAGAAGTTGATTACCAAACTTTTCTGTACCTTTCGCATAGCCTTCGGTTAAGATACTTGGAGTTTTGGCAATCAACCTTTCTGCACGAGCTTGTTCTCGTTTATCTACGTATATTTCTAGAGGACCAATTGGAGTCGATAGTGTAATATTAACCGACTTACTTGGCATAATTCTTATTATTGTTTAGGTTTATCTAATCCCAATTCTTGAGCAATCCTTAATAAAAGGGTTTCTTGGTTAGTTAACCTCTCATTCATGGATAACTTAAATTCTTCGAAATCTGGAGCAGGATTACGAGGTGATTCTGAACGATTATTAATTAAACCAAGAATATTATCGCATTCAGAAACAACGGCCTCAAATTTGGCTTTGTTATTTAAAATATTTAAAGCATTCTGTTTCTGCATTGATACCTCATTAATGATATTATCTAGATTGGTCGTATAATAGGTACCATTATAAATACCTTCATTTACATTAGTTGGTAAATAAATGGTAATTTGAGATATTGAATCTTGTATCACTAATTCGATACTGTTAACAAAACCTTCTTTACCATTTGAGGCCATTGGTTTACTTTCGCCAACTTTTAAAACTCTTGCTTGGTCAAAGATTGGATAACCAGACCGACGATCTTTCTCTAAGGTGAAAATCATATCACCCTTTTGTACTTTCTGAAAAATCAATTCTTCCATAATCATTTTCTATTTATTAAGTTTAAACCGAATGATACTGCACCTGGATTCTTCTGCATGAAGTCTACCAGTTTTAGAAATTGATAGTATCCAAATTGATTAATGAGTACCTGAGCTTTGTTTGCTACTTCTTGAGCAACCTCTATATTTGGGGCAGGTAATGCTAGTTGTATCTTAAATTCGGTGAGTTGTTCTTGTTGTTCCATAATTCCTTAGTTAATGTGTTAAAACGAAAAAAGGAGTACACCTAAAATAGATGCACTCCTTTTTAGTCATCCCAGCAAATTAAAAATTACTGAGCCGGTGTAGTTGTACCTTTTAAGGCAGCCACAACTTGATTGATAATGTTCTGGTCTCTCTGAGCATCTACTACTCGATTAAGGCGGGCAATCTCCTGGTCTTTTGCAGTATTCTCGATGAGACACTTGATTTCCTGTTGGCCCTTCTTGATGTCACAGCAGCAACGTTCCAACTGAAGAGCCAAGTCAGATTTTACTTCTTTAATCAAACCTTTGGTTTCGCAGCAGCAATCTGACTGTTGGTGTTCCATGTTGCAGAGACGGTCCATAACACGATTGAAGCCTGCGCCCATTTGGTCACGAGAATCTCGGATATCCGAATTCGTTTTGTAGCCCAAATCACAAAGACCCCTTTCCGTAGTGAAACGGTTGTTAAGGATTTCTCTACCAACACCGGCAACATCTTTTGCTACCCCACTGATTTCTTGAGTAACTCCACGAGCAGCATCAGAGATATCTTTGTAGATACCTGCCTTTGCTTCTTGAACCGTAGATTCTACTTTCTGAATGTCAGCTTTGGTATCATTGATTTTGTCCCATACGGAAACTGCAGCAGCACCAAAGCCACCACCTACCAATGCACCCCCGACGGCACCCCATCCGGAATTCCGGTTATAACAATCATTACAGCCTCTGTCCGCGATTACAACGCCATCGCCAGCACCTTTTACTTCTACTCCCATAATTTTATTGGTTTTAGGAAATTAATAATTAAGTTTTTAGGGTCTCTCATATAATAAATACTGGTGTTGTATATAACCTATGATATACTAAATACATAATCATAGGTTATAGTAGCAGCATTCTGAGTTATATTGACTGTAAGCTCCCAACCATTATCATCATTCTCTGCTTGCCTTAATTTAATGGTACCTGACCTTGTTGATTCTACGGTATTCTCTGTTAAGGTTAAGGTTAACCCATAGTTTCCATTATCACTTGATAACGTTGTGATTGCTACATTTGTAACCCAACTTGGTTTTGAGGTTACAGTTAAAGCTAATGGGTATCTTGTACTTATTTCAGAACCGTCTATTACCTTAGTCTTAAAAGAATAAGCTACATCAACTGTAAAGTTATTACCTCCCAAAGCCGATAATCCAGTTCTAGAAGTAGTTCTAGAACCAGTAGGGGAAGTAAATGCCAAGTAATACTTATAAGATACTGAAGCAGCACTCTGTGTAACTTTAATGGTCTTAGTAGTTGCCCCACTATAGGATGCAGTTACTGTACAACTTCTACTTGAAGTACCTGTGTTCTCTGTAGCAGTAAGTACCGTCTTAGCTGAATTCAAACTAAATCCAGTACCACTTGCACTAACCGTAGGTGTAGCACTCTTCGAAGAACCTGCACTTATTGACCCTGAACTCCAATAGTTGATAATAGGTATACTTACACTGGCATAAATATTAACACTACCTCCTGAATTAGAGATAGAATATGAATTTGCCGATAAGCTTATTACTGGTGTACCATCAGTAGTACTGGTAATTGAATTCGCTGCCTGGTATACTGGTACACTTACAGATTTGGTTTTACCATTTAGTGATAAGGTACCAATAAGTGCTCCTACCCGGGTTCTAGATTTAACCGTGGTTCCCAAAGAACCTGCACTAACTGCAGTACCATAACTAATGCTAGCACCGCTTGTAATTGTGCCACCTCCAGTTGTAGAACCATTCCATCCCCAAGTCTGAGAATATGATGGCATACTTGAGAATGAACTTCTACTTCCTCCACTTGCAGGTATATCGGGTACACTTCCTCCACTTGCTGTAATCTCACTGTAAGTCCTATAACCTGCCGACTGAGAACAAGATAGGGTTAACTTCTTCTCTGTTTCAGCTTGGGTTAAGGTTACCGTACCACTTCGTGTACTGGTAGAAGTATTATTACCCATAGTTACAGAAGTACCACTTCCAGATACACTACCAGAGTTGGCTCTAGTATAAGTTAAAGCAATTTGGTTACCATAATTATGACCATTTCTCAATTCTTGCTTGTAAGAAGCAACGGTAAAGGTTTTAGTATCTCCTGTAGCCCCAAATAATATAGAGGTAGGTGATAAACTCCAAACATAACGCCAAGATTGAGATGCAGCTTCCTGATACCATTTGATAGTATAGGTTTTACCTGAACCTTGTTGTATGATAGTACCGTCAGTTTTAGACCTGGCAGTTAACTCAAGATTCTCGGTAGCTCTCCAACCTGTACCGTCTGCCAAAGTTACCCAAGAAGGTCTGCCCGAATGACTATATGCAACACTCTCTACAGTACTAGTAGCTACACCATCCAAATATTTAGTTCTAGTAGAAGTAGCCCCAAACCAAGGCTTCTCATTAGTAGGTTCTCCGCCTAAAGCCGAGAAATTCAAAGTATCTGTCCAAAGAGTAAAAGTATATTTCCAAGTTACCTTATGAATATCCTCTAACTTTACTGTTTCGTTATTTCCATAGGAACCGGCATTGGATAGTTCCAACCCCACATAATTTTCCCCTGTTCCTGTAGGGGAGAGTGCTAACAATTCAGCCTTGGTAGGACAGTCATTACCATCCTTACCAAGGCCTACTTTACTTTTGACAGCACTCCAGGTTGCTATCTCTCCCATAAGATTTAT